CACACTCCCGACGTGCGGCCTTTCTGGCCGTCTTCCTTTGGCTTCTCTTCGATGAGTCCCCACCATGCCAACTTGGGATACTCGCGGGCCTTCAATACCCAGGCGGGCGCGGTTTGTGGCACGTTACACCAAGTGTACCCGTTGGATGTCCACATCCAGCACAGCGCGGCGGCCATGCTGGAATTAAGTTTGCGCTTGTATCGTTTGGCGTATTGACCGCAGCAAGGACAGGTCGTGCCCTCGTCCAGCTTCTCACGCAATCGATCGGAAGCATCCTCCATAAAGGCACTCCGGAGCGATTCCATACGGGCGCGGCCGGTGTCGGTCTTGGTCCATTGCTGAAAGTGCAACATTCTATCAACCCAATTCATGCTCACCTCCTAAAAAGGAATTTCTTCGTCGTTTGGATCTGTTGGTGTGTAGTCATCGGAATGTGTCCCGATGGTGGTAGAAGCAACACTGTCGTCATCAAAAACAGGGTAATTTGGCGTTACGGGGCTTCCGCTTGGTTTGCTTTTCTGTGGTGGATCCCATGCAACCCAGCCGCATCCGTCCTTGTCTCGACATGAGAACCACGGACCACGCCAGGATGGCTCCTCCAGTTTGCGCTTCTGGTTGTCCCAAATACGGCCACCACATTTCGGGCATTTAGTCGGCACGCCCACCAATTGCTCCACGGCGGCGCGTGGCTTGCTCTGTCTTGGCTTCGATGGTGCGCGGCGGGTGTTACCGCTGCTTGAACCCTGGAATGCGTCAGGCGGCAATTCCTCGGCCGTTGTAGCACCCAATCCAAGGTATGAGCGGAGCGATCGATTCACCGCGCGGGTCTCCGCCATCCGAATTACAGCGTTCGCAATGTTGCGCGATACGTTGGCGGGGCTGGCGTCTCCGTGCGCTTCGTAGATCCCACGTGTTCCGGTTGCCGTGGCTTTGATAATGGCTTCGCCGTCGTTGTACTGTAGCAACTCGGTTGCAATGCTTTCCAGGCCGTGAGCATGCGCAAGAGCCAGCAGACCGGGGTGGGTGGGGTATTGCTTGCCCTGCAGCTCCACAACGGAGCCAGCGGGCAGGGCGTCAAGGGTGATAGGTTCGTTCGTTTTCTTGGTCATGGTTTCCTTCCTCAGAATGGTTTGTGTGATTCAAGGCTACGGGTAACGGCTTCCTCGAACCCCGTGAGCACGTGGCGCAATAGGAACAAGGTGGTACTGTCGCCGTTATTTTCTTCAATAATAGCGATAGCGCGTCGGAATGCGTCGAGGTGATACTCAACCATTACGCGCAATTCCCGAGCTTCGCTGTCGAGCTGGTCGCATTTCATCCATAGATCGCGGATTCGTTGTTGGTCGTTAGCTTCTTGCATTGCTGGCCTCCAAGGAACGGCGGTTGCGGTACAGCGTGGCGCGGCATGAACGACAGACGATAGCAGACCAACCGCCGAAGGTTAGGGTCCGGGAGTCTTGACAGTTGGGGCACTCAACGTCGCAGACGTGCGAACCGTTGACGGTGAAGCCGGGTCGTATGTTTTTGATGATGGCGATCATGGGGTGTCCTGTGGTTGTGGCCCCCGGAGGGGCCGGGGTTAATTTATTGAGGGCATTTGGTGTGCTGGGTCACTTCCCATTCTCGGCAGCCTTCGCAGATGTACTCTCCATCAATCCTGCTGGTCGCGTTAAAAACCAATGGTTCCAGCAAAGGGTTTAAACAGCCTGGCGTCGTGCATCGTGTAACGCTACTGAATTTAACGATGCCTGCAGCTATCGCAGCCGCGAGTCGGTGATCCTGTCGTGTTGTAAGCATGGTTGTTTGTCCTGTTGTTGTGGCCCCCGTAGGGGCCGGGGGTGTTTAGGCGACACCGAGAAATTTCATCCGTGAACCATAAATATCGAGAAGAAGATCTAATTGGATGTAAAGGGCGCTCGATGTGCCCTCTACGATGTGAAGAGTTCCGTCAATAGTGTATTTGGCTTTAAGGATTTCTTTGTTCATGTCGTTGTCCTGTTGTTGTGTGGCTTGTTTGCCTTACTCCCTAAATGTAAACGCTATCAGCTATATAATCAAGCGTTATTACAATGTTTTTTTGATTTACATACAACTTGTAGCGTTAAACGTTGCACGTAATAGCCAACACCGATACAAGAAAAATAATCAAGGAGGGATCATTATGTCGAAAACATTGGGAGAGCTGATAGAAACGTTGCGCAAATCAAGAGGATTAACGCAGATACAATTGTGTGAGCGATTGGTTCACGTCGTGGGGATGGTACAGCCGCAATTGAGCGAGATTGAGAACGACAACATGTTGCCGAATGCGGGACAGTTAGAGCACATCTTGAGAGCATTACAGGCGACCGACAAGGACAGCCAGCGGTGTCGTGATTTGGCGGCGTCGGTGGTGTTGCGGTGATTGTATGGCGGGAGGTATTGCGGTTCACCGTACCCGGTCCACCCGTGCCCAAGGGGCGGCCGCGCTTCTGGGTCAAGAATAGGCAGGTGAGGACGTACACGGACAAGAAGACAGCAGCATTCGAGAAGCGAATAGCGCTGTGCGTGTCATCGTCGCCGATGCTCCGAGGACAGGCGCGGCCGTTGTGCGGCGGTGGTCCGGTGCGCGTGGATATCGTGGCTGTCTTCCCGCGTCCGCAACGATTAAACCCCAAACGATTCCCCGATGGATTGGTCGCCAAGTATTCACGCCCTGATCTGGATAATGTATGCAAGGCGGTAAATGATGGAATTGGGCTTGCGACGGGTCTGATATGGAACGATGACGGACAGGTCCAGACGCTACGGGCTGAGGCATACTATGCGGAGCGGGACCAACCAGCACGTACTGAGGTTGTCATATACATTCCGACTGAGTAGGATACAGATACAACGCACTTGCCGGTGCACAACATAGGAACAGGACACGATGAAACAATGGCACCCAGCGCCGCGCGGAATGATTGACGACGAACTGATGAGGGTGTGGACCCGTGAGAACCCAGCGCCGGATCTGGTTGTTCACATGGTTCTGTGCAGTCGCATACATACCGGGGAACCGTGGGGGAAGTCGAAGCTTTCCCGGTGGTCAGGGTTGACCGACTACAAGGCACGTCAAGCCATCAAGCGCGCGGAGCAATGGATGGAAGCCTGGAATAGCGAAATCAACCGACATGCCAACCACCTTAACGCCCACCAGTCCTCAACGAATCCGGGAACTTACGAGGACGAATCAACCGAAAAAATCCGAAAAAATCCGACTTTCAACCGCTCGCGCGCGCGATCATTATCTTCTACAGGTACAAATACACCTACACCTGAATATATTAATGTCGGAACAAGTGCCGACAATCACACCAATTTAAGCGGTTCTAAGGTAGCTCCTCTGTCTGTCCTGTCGGATGAGCACACCGATGGCCAGCCCCCACTCGACGGCAATCGAGGTCCATCACCGCCCAAGGGGGGCACCCGTGGCAAGAACATAGGCAACGAAGAAACCCGCGAATTGTGGCAAGCGCTGAACGATAAGCGCAAGCAGTGGAAGCAGGGCGCGAGAGCGCTGAAGCTCACCCCACAGATAGCCAGCGCACTGGTTGAGGCGTTGAGGTATGCAACACCGGACGAGATACTCCACGCATACGACTGGTACACGACAGCGAAGGATGCAAGATGGTGGCAAGACCACGGCTGCGATCTGATAACGTTTTGCCGCAAGAAACATCTTGGCGAATTTATCAATAAGTCGGGTGAGTGGAGTATCGAGATAGAGAAACAACAAGAAGAGATCGACGATCTGCCGTTCTAAGGAGGGACACATGGCAACGAAAGAGAAGATACAGCGCGTACTGTCGGCGATGGGCCGCAACTATTCCAAGCCCGATAGCTGGGCGTCCGATAGTTTCGGTGTATGGTGGCAAGCGCTGAAGAATGAGCGCGACGAGGACATCCACAGAACTACTGAAGCCGTATTACGTGAGAAGCGCAGAATACCCACCGTGGCGGCGTTTGTGGAACAACTGAGGGGTGACCCTTTAACGATGCCGAAAGAAGCGGCACAAGGGTGTCAAGCTTGCGGCGGTAGCGGATGGCGGGAGGTATCCTGGCACCGACACGAGCGCGGGCGTCTATTGGTTACGGTATTCGCTGCCGGTTGCGATTGCGCAAAGGGCCACAGCTACATCAACGGAGCTGGGCGTCATTGGGCCGATGTGGTCCGCGACTATGAGCAAGACCCACGAACCGAGGCTGTCTATCATACGAGCGCACAACATCCGGTTCTGACGATGGAAGAGCGGTATCACCCGGAGATCGTGGAACGCATGAGAGGAAGCAAGAGAAGCGAGGGCGCGGGCACATTTCAGCCGGTGCTGACCTAATTGTTGGGGCTGAAATTGTGACCCATGTCCAAACCGCACAAGGCGTCGGTTCTGTCGGTTGAACAGAGATTGTCCATGCATTGTGCTTCGATCGTTCTGTTTAATGAGGATTAAGCCTCATACTCAACACACCAACCCTGAGATCATATGCCTCTAATACCTACAATTAACATGCCTCATAATTTGCCTCTCATGCCTCACAGGGGTGAAAAGCTGACCAACAATTCTATTGTTCTTGAGTTGGCGTGCGATACCTCGTCAGAGCTTCTTCCAGCTCTTGTGCTTTGCTTGACTGTACCTGAAGACCTGTATGATGTGCCTCGGTATGCGATCTGGAATTTCAGCTTTGACCGATACCCGCAGACATACAAAGGGCAATATTTCAACAACTTGAAAAGCGCTCTTGATGTGTGGCGATCATTAGTGCTTACTTGACGGGCGGCGTGGGAATACTTAAATTACCACCGTGGGACGTAAACACACAGATGAAGAGGTTAGAGCGCGGCGGGAGGTAGTCGAAGCCTGTCTGGTCAGGGGTGAATGGACCTTGACCAGACAGGCACAGGTTGCCGATCAATTCGATGTAAGCCCCAACCAAGTACGGAAGGACGCGGCGCTCATTCGGCGAGAGTGGGCCGGACAAGATCAGGAACAAACCACAGAAGAGATTCGGAGCGATTGGCGCCAACGGGTACAGGCCACCATCAACCAGGCCATGGAGCTTGGACACACTACCACCGTCGCCCGGTTGCTTGCTACTGAGGCGCGCGTGCTGGGCTTGGAAGCTCCGCAACAAGTACAACTCCAGGCGCAAGTTCACACGGTAGCAGACGCGCCAAGGCTGGCGGCGGAACTACTGAAGGCGCTACCGGCGGCGTGTGATGTGCTCGGGGTGGATGCTCCAGCGCTGCCAATGATTGACACAGAGGAGGGAGAATGATGGGAGAGAGAAGAGAGCCACGAAGATGGGCCGACCGCGAGAAGCAAGAACTGAAGAAACGGGTACTGGACTATCAGTCGCAGTTTGCAAAGCCTCGGAGGCTGTCGGGTGAGTTCTATCGTCAAGCGTGCGCAGCGTTTGGCTGCCATTACGAGGTCATTGAGAGAAGAGTCAGAGATATGGGGCTGGGTCATACGGCGCTCATGGTGCAGTATGAGATTGAACAACGGGAGCGAATTTACCACGCGCGACAACTGAAGCGGCTTGCAAGGCGTGCCACGTATGCACTGGGTACGAATCTTGACGCGCACACCAGAAGCGAATTTGTGCAGTCGGTCAAGGCGGCGGTTGCACTAATTGAGCAGGCATACCCGGTGGATGAATGAAGGCCACACTATACCGGGGCGACTGTCTGGATGTGCTCGCATCGATGGAGCCCGACAGCGTGGATGCCATAGTCTGCGATCCACCGTATGGGCTTGGCTTTATGGGTCGCAAGTGGGATGCATTGCCACCGGGCGTGGATTGGGCGCGGCTATGCTTGCGGGTATTGAAACCGGGGGGTCATCTGGTCGCGTTCGGTGGCACGCGGACAGTTCACCGACTGGCGACGGCGATTGAGGATGGCGGCTTCGAGATCCGAGATATGGTGTCCTGGCTGTACTGGTCAGGGTTCCCTAAGTCTAAGAACGTGGCCCTGTCTATTGACAAAGGCGAAGGACACCCCAACCGAGGGCGAGCCATACCGACAGCGAGCACGTACCAAGCCAGCGACACAGAACAGGCGCACAAGCTGACCAGCAACCCGGTCGGACCGTATGAGCCACGAAGCGAAGCGGCCAAGAAGTGGAACGGCTACGGAACGGCGTTGAAACCCGCACAGGAGCCCGCTGTGCTGGCGCGCAAGCCGTTGTCCGGGACAGTGGCGGTTAACGCATTGCAGCACGGTGTTGGGGTTCTGAATATCGACGGGTGCCGGTTTGCATATGGTGATGATGCTTGGCCGGGACCGGGTGGTGAGGACACCGGGGGAGCGGGGGGCGACGGAAGTGGTGAAAGCATCTTCGGATTAGGCACCGCACAGCGCACCGGAGGCCACAATCTCGGACGTTGGCCCGCCAACATATACGCTCACCCGAAAGCATCCAGATCAGAACGGGAGGCAGGGTGCGAACGGTTGAAGTTGGTCCGAAGAACGGACGGCAGAAAGACCGATCATCATGTGCCGAATTTAAGAACCACAGAAAGGTCTAACCATCACCCGACGGTCAAGCCGATCGGGGTCATGCGGTGGTTGTGCAAGCTAACAGGCGGACAGCCGGGGTCGGTTATCCTTGATCCGTTCATGGGCTCAGGTACGACGGGATGTGCGGCGGTCTTGGAGGGCTTCGACTTCATCGGTATCGAGCGAGAACCGGAGTACATGCAGATATGCGAGGCGCGGATCCGTCACCATATGGGGGCGTTGTTCGCTCATGGTGTGAAAGTCATCGAGACAGAGAAGGCGGCAAAGTGAGTAGCATCAACGCGGTGCTGTCGGTTGCTCCGGCTATCGAGGCGCTTGCACGGTTGAAAGAAGAACACCCCCTTGCATTTGCTACGTTGTGGCACAATGAGCCGCCACGCACATCACAGCGGGCACCATTGCAACGGGCTGGCGTGGATGCCGTGGCGGCGTTCGGCGGCAATGGTAGCGGCAAGACAGAGCTCGGTGCGATGGTGGCGTGTGCTGTGGCTTACGGTCGCAAGCATGCAGCGTGTGAAGCGTTCATCCGGCGCAATAAGTTGGAACCATCATTGTTCCCACCACGGCCGGGGATTGTGCTCGCGTCCAGTCTGAACAGCACAATGAGCATCAACATTCAACGCGCGGCGGTCGAACGATGGGCGCCAGCGGGTACGGAATGGCGGAACCAGCACGGGCCCGGATTCAGTG